AGTGATGGTGCCGTTGTCGATCAGAAGATCGGCAGCACCACGGTAGTTCTTAGCAGCATTGTCGAACGCATCGCTGTACGTCTTGCCGCCGCGTCCGTCGATGGTGGCCTTGGCGATATCAACCGCGAGTCCGGGACCAGCAAAGATCACGTCTTTGGTCTTGTCCAGCGTGTTGCCCAACTTCTCACCGAAGTTATCGGCCCAGTCCCAGAAGCTCATTTACCCTGCTTTTGCTCGAATGCGCCGTGCCAGCGCCCTCGTAGAAGGGTGTGACCAGGGCATGGATGCTAGAAAGTCGTAGAAGTCGGCCTGCTTTGACAGCGCCGCCATGTCCTCGTCGGACGGGTCTCGAGGTGCGAGACCTGCCGCGTTCGCGCCAACACCTGCACCCGCATCCACGCCGGCTGTAACCGGCTCCTCGGGTCGTGCGGTCGGAGCGTTCAAGGGGGTCACGGGCATGGGAGGGGCGGCAGGCGCGCCGCCCATCGGAGCCCCACCCTGGATCTCCTGGAAGTCCTTCTGTTCCCCGTACTTAGCGTCGGGAAGCTGCTGCTTAGCGGCCACGCCACCATCCGTCCTCTGTGAGAACTTGCCTGGTCCAGAGACCGCTGCTGGCTTGGAGGGCTCCCGGTATCCGCCTCTGGGCATCAGTCGTCCTCGTCGTCGTCTTCGTCGTCCAGCTCATTGCTGAGCTTGCCGTACACGGATGCGTAGTAGCTCTGGTTGAGCTGAGCGATGCGCTGGTGTGCGAACTCTGCAATCCCCAGACGCTCCCAGTGCTTGAAGCCACCCTCGAGATAGGCCACCTGCTCGCGTCCTGTAGCGCCGTCAAGGAACTTGACGACACCGAGGAAGCCGAGAGAGAGCGAGCCCTCAGGGAGGTAGTCCGCGAGATCGAACGACACAGAAACGTCGTCGCCTTCGGGCTCACTCATGGGTCACCGAGCGCCGGGGTTCGTCCCCCGGCTACCCTCGCCCTTCTCAGTGGCGCAGTTGCCGTCGTCGCCCTTGGGGGCAGACGGGTAGAGGCTCGTAGGCTTGCGTCCGTGGAGCGCAGCCTTCTCGTTGGCGTGCTTCATGCCGCCGGTCAGCGAGTCGAAAAACTTGTCAGTCATACGATTCCTTCTAGTTGAGCGGACCCATCATCGTGGCCTGCAAATTGGCTTCTCCACCGGCTGTCATGCCGGCCATTCCGAGTAGTTCCTGTCCTGGAGACTGGGCTCCACCCGGAAGTGCGGGGGGTGCCCCTGCATCTCCACCCGCAGCGGCCATCAGTGCGGCCATCGGATCTTCGGCAGCCGGAGCTGCCGCTTCCTGTGCGGGCTGCTTTGGTGCGAAGACCTTCTGAGCGGCAGCCTCGGGGAGGTGGCCCTTCTCAACCAGCTTCGCAAACTCAGCGATCTGTTCCACGACCTGGCGTGGGTCCATGCCGGAAGCCGACATCTGGGGGATGGCCTGGGCGAGCGCAGCCACGGAGGCGTTCACGCTCTCTCGCACCATCTCGAGATTCTGCTGACGCTCGTCAGCCTCACGGTCGAAGTCCACCGGCAGGTACTGTCGTCCGGTCTTCTTTGACATCAGGCCACCGCCGATGGCCTGAAGGATGAACACCGCCGCACGGTTGGGGTCAAGGCCGGCGATGGCACCGTAGGTCACATCGGCGCTGTAGTCGCTGTCGATGTCCTTGTACGGCTTGTACGTGATCTGCACCGGGGAGCCGTCGTCCTTGACTCGCACCGACTTCTCGCGAGATGGCCAGAGCTTCTGGTCCATCTCGAAGCACATGGAGAGAACGTCCTCGAGCGCGGACTCGTTGAGCCGCTGGAACGTCATCACCTGGGTATCGAACGTGCCGGCCAGGGCCTCAACACCAGCACCAGTGATGATGCTCGCGTTCATGGAGCCCGTACGACCCTCGGGGTAGCGCGAACCAACACGCTGCTCCTGGGCCAGGGCTGCCTGCTCAGGCATCAGGCCGTTCGGAAGGGGAAGCGGAAGCTGGGCGACGCCGCCAGGGTTGTCCGTCCTGAGCGTCGTGTATGGACCGAACTCGATCTCTGTCACATCAATGGGTACGACAAGAGGAGCGTTAACGCTCTTCTCCACCGCCAGCATCGTGTACGAAGCGATCATCGCGCGTGCGACCTGGACCCAGATCACGTCATCGAACTGGCCGCGAACCTCGGAGTCCAGCCTGGGGCGCTCAACGATCCGCACCGCAGGCTTGCCCAGCAGGGACGGAAGCTCGTCAAGAACCTTGCCCATTTCGGGCACGAAGATGACCTTGCCGTTGCTGTCCTCCCAGTGGATGACCTCAACGCAGTCCTCGCGGTCTGACTTCGCCAGCACACGAACGTCGTTCTCGTGCTCGGGATAGCGAAGGCACAGCTCGTCCACATGGACCTTGTAGACCTCAGCGATCTGACGGACGTTGTGCCGGTGGTCCTGCACCCAGTAGGTGCTGGTGGACTCACTGATACGGATGTCCGGTCGCTTGTTCTTGAAGTCGGGATCTACCCGGTAGATCATGTAGCCAAACGAGTTGTACTTGTCGCAGCCCGAGTACATCTGGTCAGCGACACGCGACGCCTGGAGGTAGGAGTTGGCGATCAGGCTCCTGCGCTGGGCGAACTTCTTGGACTTCTCGCTCGTCTGCGACGAAGAGGCACAGTCCACCTTGGGCAGCGGAGCCATCACCTCCGCGATATCACGGGCACAGGTGTCAATGAGGTTCGAGACCAGGGCTCGGTCCATCGCCTCCGGGATCATGCCCGGAGCAACAGCCTCGTAGTTGCCTGCACGGATGTTCAGCACATCCGCTTGCCTGCGATCCCTGCCCTTGGCACGGGTGCGCATCAGGTCGATGCGCTTCTTGATGTGGTCAAGATCGGTCAAGGCGGGTTCCTTTACTTACGAAGCGCCGTCAGAGGATGCCGGCTCGGTTACCACCGTTTCTTCCGGTCTCTGGCGCTTGTAAATCGCAGTGCATTCTTGAAAGGGTTCAGGCCCTTCTGTCCGGGTGCGCCCCGAATGGTCATCTCCTTGGCCCGCGTCTCCGCGAACCAGAGCGCCATCACGAGGTCACAGGGAACTCGCTTGGGGTCTGTCTCAGGTGTCCAGGTCACGAGCTGGTGCGTCAGCGCCCGTACACCGTCCTTGACGGGCCGAGGCAGTTCGATGATCGGCTCGGAGATCGTGCGCCAGTCACCGGCATCACGGCCCTTGTCGTCGGTCTGCCGTTCGTACGCGCCGAACAGCGAACCCATCGAAGCCACACCGAACGACGGGTCCCACTTGGTCTGTCCCGTGGTCAGGTGATCCTTGAAGATGACTCCCTGGTTGGTCATCCAAGCCCGAAGCGCCTCGTCCTGAGTGAAGAACATGAGCAGGCCGGTCTTCTCGACCCGCCACTCGTTGATCCCGTAGTGCTCAGTAAGGCGCTTCATCTCGTCCTTCAACTCCTTCGGAGTTGGAGCACGCATGTTGCTCACCGTCAGCAGGTAGCGCTTCAGGGTGGTCTTGTCGATGGCAAGCACAACGATGCCGGCGTAGCCCTTGATGGAGGGGTCACACCCTCCGACCACGTACATGTTGTGCATGCCGCCCTTGGGGTGACCCAGCTTGTCCGCGTCGAGCATTCCGGGGAGACGCGAGTTGTTCGTCGCCATCTTCACCGCGTGCTCGGGGAACGTCATCCTCGCGCTCAAGGCTGTCTGCTGGTAGAACAGCGCCCACGACGTAGCATCGTTGTCCGCTCGAGGACCGTTCTCCAGGTGGAGCCCGTCCCAGCGCGGGTAGAGCTTGGTGCCGTCCTCCTGGACGATCCCGTTCTTGCAGTAGTCCGCACCGTCACACAGGTCGCACTCGTCTTCGGACTCTGGCTCCTGCCAGGGTTCGGTAGCGAACGGCCATAGGGTGACGTGCTCGTTGTTCGGTCGCTCTTCCAAGATGGCCGGCGACTTCATGTACGTCCACGGGATCTTCCCGTTGGCGTAGTTGTCGGGGTTGTTCAGCTCGGAGTAGAGATCCATCGGGGCGATGCGCGTCCCGATCACGATGACCTTGCCACCGGGCTTCACACGAGACTGAGCCTCACGGCGCAACCAGCCGAACTGCTTCTCGTAGTGCGCCACGTTCTTTGACGACACCGGGTCATCCGCGATGAGCATGTCCGCGCGAGTACCGTAGATCGTTCCGCCGATACCC